ATAATTTGTGGATATAAATAACCTGAAATTTGCTGCAACTAATGGACCCTTTTTAATATTTATTATGAGTTTTTCACTGGAACAAATGCTTGAACAATATCCCTTCTTAAGTTACATAAAATACCCAACTGCGGACTTTATTGGAATTATACAAAATTTTGATGGTGACATTGTTTCCATGTATGCATTTAATAAATTAAAAACCGAAGATGATAAACGTGGGTTTCTTGAAGCGGCAGAAATATGGTGGTGGGAAAGTAATCGTTTAATACCAATTAATATTTTTTTAAAACATAGTTGGGACAAATATCGTTACAGCACTGTAACCCTAACTACAAAAGACATAAGAGAACAATGTGGTCATATTGTAAGTATCGCTAAACTTGCAGAACGCAGAACAAAACGCAGAGTCGTTCAGTTAGTTAAACGACTCGGTTAATAGGTTCATATGAACCATTACTAATTGTGCATAAGAATATGCATGTGCTTTCTTAAAATAATAACCTTCATCGGGTTTTATCCAAATTTCGTCAGCTATTTCTCGCCATCTTTTTCCGATAAGGTGTCGTTTGGATGGACGAATGATTGCCAATACCATAGCCAACTGATCCATTGTAGTAGGAAGATGTTGTTGTAAGACATCAAAATGATTTGATAAATGAATAAGTTTGGCAACGAAATCACGCTCCTTTAATTTTTCCCACTGTGGTTCACGATTACAGAGTTCGTCAAGATGTTCGTTACTGCGAACTTGGTTATAAACGTGAACATTCAGTAGGTCTAACTTCATATAACCTAATTCTTCTGCGGTACTATAGTCAATATTGCTTAAACCAGTAAGTGGGTTTTGCGGTATAGGATTGACATAGATTCCAGTATTATGTTTAACTATATTATTATCACGATGAATAGATGCAGGTATATGCTTGATAAGTTTCAAGATATCCTCACGGTTTCCAAAGTCTATGTCAATATCCATTTTCGTTCCCTAACAGTTAAAAACATAAACCACAATGAAATAATTGTAACCCATATTGGCCAAAATACTAATATTATAAATGTAAACCAAAAAAGAGTAAAATGTTGTGCATCTATTGCATATACCGCAGCCATTCCACAAAAATACAACCATAAAAGAAACCAAATCATTAACAACCGGCCTTTTCTAAAATTTGTCTTGCAAGTTCTGCTTCCGCTGCATGTATCTTTAACTTACGTTCCCAAAAGGGTGGATCAATCCATGGCATTGCAAGCGTTACTTGTTCTTCATTTAATTGACCAAGTTTTTCTATACCAGCATCACAGCAATAAATTACCCATGGACTAATACGACCGTGAACAATATGATTTACTAATCTTCCACTGCCAATTTTTCTAAAATAATCTTGAAATTCAACAACTGTATTTTCATCACTATTTTCTTCTGCCCAACGTTGCATTGTTTCAATGCTACGCTCCAATGCTTCATCATATTTTTCTGTTCTAACATATTCCCACAGATATGATTCATAAATTTTATCACGTGTCCAACTGTCAAGTTTGTATTTGCTTGTAAGAACATAATCTATAAATTTATTAACATTGATTGCATCAATAGCATGGCAGTGACGACCAAACTTTACAAATCCTTGGTATAGCGAACTGCTACAAAAGTCTTCATATGTTTTAAGTTTGGCACTGCCTTGTGTTAATTCGTAGAACCGCATCCAAGCGATATAACCAATACGCACACCTTTTTCATTCTTTTGGTTTTCACGGCGTTTAGGTTCACATTGATGAACTACAAGACTGCTTTCACGAGTAAAAGCAAGTCCACAATATTTGCAAACAAATTCACCAGACTTAACATCCTTGGCTGCTTCAATAGCAATTTTATGTAATTCTTTCATTTAATAATTCTTTGGCTTCATTTGTAATATAATACTTAAATGTGCTGTTGTCAAATCCTAATATCACATCTTTATGTAGCGGCAATTCATGCACATTATATGGTTCAATATGAATAATTTCATTATAATATTGTGGAAAATTACCAAAATAAACTTTGGGCTTCATAATATGTCTTGTAGATTCATTAATAAATCTATGGTGTAAATGTCCATATTCGCCAATATGATTATGAGTTAATATAAGATCATGTTGACTGCAATGATAATGCAAAAATTTTTGTGCATCTTCACTATCAAATCCTAATTCATTGTTTTTCACCAACTCATAGTCATCAGTGAATCCACCAAACTGTGTTTTAATTCCATATCTGTCCCAGAATTTTTTTATTTCCTTAGCACGTGGATCATTAAAATTATATGTAAGATAAACAATCTTCCAATCAAAATGTCGATATTTTCTAACAAATCCCCAACCAAATATTACACAATCATCAGGATGAGCAACCATACATACGGCTTTCATATACGGTCCTTTACAAATTCATCCCATGCATTACGTTGGTCTGCATCAAGTAGTTTATATGCACGTGGATGTATGCTTGCAGTGAGTGCCTTATCGTCTCCTTGTAATTTAACAAACCAATTATAAAAATTATCTACTTCCCAATCTGCTAGGTTATAAACACCAATTTTTTGTTTGCCACTATAAAGATCATCAAATAAGTTATTCTTGCTTATCCAAGCACTGTAACATAAAAATTCTGTAATGCCATGAGTATTAGAATTTGTTCTACTTGGAAATTGACAATTACTTTCAAACCATTCTATAAAGTTTGGCTCACTCATGACCAAATCACGCATAGCGTGTGTGTAAGCAAGAAATGGAACACCAGCAGGACTGATCCAGTTAAATTCTTCAATATTATATTTTTGTTTTAAAAATTGTAATCCAGACTGCCAATGTGGACTATTACATAACCAACTTTCACAATGTGCACGGTTATATTGGTCAAATATTTCTTCTATATCAAAAGGACGAATAAACCATGTTTTAGCGTCAAGTATCATGCACCAATTGCTTTCTGCATGTACAGTGCCAAGTATCTTGCAAACTTGTTGCGTATACCAACCTGACAGATGAGGTGATGGATAATAACCAAACTCATTACGGTGAAATATGCGAACTTTATAACCAAGATCGCCATACCAACTTACGTCAATATCCACATGAGTTAGCGTGTCATCATTTAATATAACATATATGTTTTGTATTTCATGATCAAAGTAATAAGCCATACTGTATGCTTGATGTTCAAGCAAATGCAGTTCATCACGATAAACAACAGTTAGTAAGTCCATTTTTACTTTGTTATCTCATGTATAGTTCGTGCTTGCTTTAATAAATCAATTACAGTTGGGTCTTTGCTTTGAAATACTGGTCTCCATTCTTGCCACCAATTAAATAATTCCACCATTTCAAGTGTAAAATTACAATTTAATTGCTGACCACCAAAAGTATCACTGGTTATTAATGATGCTATTCTGTATTCATTAGTTGTAGAACTTTTAATAGTCATTTCATTGTCTCTTTAATTTCTTTTATAGATAAATTTAATGAACCATAACTTTTTTGTTTAGCTTTTTCTGCCAATAATTTACCAAAATTTGTATTAATATCTTTGCTTAAATGATTCTTTAATCCTGTGAAAGTTGAACTTATATTCATCAAAGGAAAATCAAGATAAGCGAAATAATCTGGCCAAATTTCATTTGCTTTTTTAATGCTAATCAAACTGTCTTGAACTACTGGAAGTAATATTATTTTTGTGTGATTACTAAATTTGGTAATGATAAATTCTAATGTTCTTTCATAAAAAAATTTATGCATTTTTTCATTATAAAATCTGTCATAATAATTTATATGTGCCATATTATGTTTTTTTTCATCGGAATCTAATGGTTCGGTTTCAATCTTACCAGTAAAACTAGACATATGTGGATTATGACAGTATGGAATTCTTCTGTAATTTGTACATGTTATTATTAGATATTCATAATAATTATTTAAAATTTTATAACCTTCTATATCAAGTTGGCTAAATACTGTCCAAAGACTACTGCCTTCTATACTGCAATTTCTAAATCCTAATCCCATTTCTTTTGCAAAATGAAATGTCCATGATTCATTATCATCCCAAGCACTAAAACTATCACCTGCAAACAAAATCATTTGATTGCTTCCTTGATTTCTTTGTCGCTGTATCCACGTTCAATCAACATACTTTTATATTGTTCATCAGTAATTTTATAAGCAAGAAGTTCTGCTTCATCACTCTTAATGTGCGGATATAATTCTAACATCTTTTGCGCACGTTTGTTTTTGGCAGTTTTGCCACTATATGCCATCCACTCATGACGGTGCTTGCCCATGTTGGGGCTTACGGTGGTCAGCAATAGCCATTGTAATTTAGGATGTTTATTGATATCAAAGAAACGTTTGTTTACACGCTCGTTCATTGCTTGCAGATAATATTGCTGCAACTCTGGAATACCGTTGACTACACTGCCCCAACGCAACATAAGATATGTAGAGAACTTCTTGCGTTCTTCATCGGTAAGTTCATCATAGAACTGTCGGTTACGCAAATCAAGCTGTGCCATTTCATAGCCAATGTCAAGTTTGTTCATTTTATTATTATACTATACTATATTTTGAATGTCAATTGTTTCGCTTGCACGACTAATTTCTTTAACAAAATATGCACATATTGGTTTTGGACCATCACTAATAGGAATACAAAGTAATTGACCATTTTTTAGTTTAGGAAAATACCAACGCACATCTTGATAAACATCTTCAATTTCTATTGGTAAGAAGTCGGCACGAAAACTACTTAATGGATTAAATGTAAATGCTTCAAAACCACGGTCATTGAGTTTGGTTAATGGTAATGCTTCAAGGTCACCAATCTCTGCTTCCCCAATTAGTATGCGCCAATTGTATGGCATCATAATACGATGTTGTCCTATTTTTAGAACCAATGCTGGATCGTTAAAACTTTCTAAAAATACCAGTGGCAAAAAATAATAATCTGCTTCTGGTGGATTGCTATTATCTAAAACACAAAATCGTAAATCATCTACTTGGTCTGGTAAATTATTCATTTCAAATACGGTATTGTCTACTGTTAGTATTCTCACTGTCTTTCCTTAACAAAATTATAATATAGTTCAGCAATAGCAACCTGACCACCAGGATGCGTATGATATCCTGGATCTGGTCCAGTTAATGGATGACTATTGCAAAAAGCACCAAGTGCAAACTGTGGTGGTGCAAAATATTTTTGTAAAAATTGTTGTGGAAAATCTGCACCCCAACCTTTACCATGAATATATGTATTCCAACCATTAAACAAAAATGGTAT